CCGGCATCATCTTTATCGTTTACATAACCACCTTCGGTTAATAAGACTTTCAAAATTGCTGATCTGAAGTTTGCCATATCACTTAAATTTGAATGTTGGATTTATTTCTAAATCCGGTTTAGCTACCGTTTTTCTGTCAATCACTTTCTGATCATCTACCGATGTTGTAAAATCAACCCTGAACAAAATGAATTTTTCACCATATTGAGGCTTGTATTCGGTAGCCCGGTTAAGTGGTGTTACGCTGTCAATCTTGAAACCCTCAAAGGTTTGGTAGATATCATCAAACTTATCAAGTATTGCCAGGCTTTCATCTTCACGTTCCGAGCCCTTGAACGTGTCCGAACCCGAATCAACATACAAGTAAGCACTGACAATGCCATCCCCAATCTGGGCACTTTCTCCCATGTTACTAAAGCGGAAATCACCGAGTTCAATAAACAAAGCCGGAAGCGGGACAGGATAATTTTGTTTCTGAGCTTGCATTTGTCCTTTTTGCAAATCCACAAATTTCAGATACTCCAGTTTGGTTTTAGCCAAGTCCCGCAAGGCTTTGTATATATCTTTTCGTTTCATCCGGATTTTAGTTTTGAAATAAACCACTTCAACCCGGCAATGAGTTGAAGTGGTTTTCCAACCTATGAAAAACTAACCCTTATACTGATTTGGCCTGATAAATCATAGCCGAATATTTCTGCGAATCTTTGGTGAAGTCTGCTTTGAATCTGTGAGAAAAACCAAACTCATCGGCACGTCCATTCGGGTTTTGTGCTTTATTCAATAAATACATATCGAAACTACCACTGGCTCTGAATACTTCAGTTGAGCAGAATATAAAACCTGCAGGAACTACATCACCTGTAATCAATGCACCCTGTGCAGCTTTGGCACCAGCTGTCACATCATATCCAACCATGCTGTTGTTTGAAGCTTTATGAATCTTGAATCCGTAATAGTTCACAACCGTTGGATTGATCACACCATTTTGATTCTGATATCCCAACTGGGCTTTTAAAATCTGATTGTTGACCACCAAATCCCACCACATGTCAGATGGTAACACCAGGTTACGGCCATCTTCCGGGAACAATAAATTATCGCAGGCACGTGCCAGGGTAACAACATCATCAAGCGTCATCATTTTCAATCCATTCCTGGCATCACCGGTTGTCGGTATGATTATCCTTTTACCACCGTTTGTTGTTGGAGCATAAGCATAAGCAGCATCATTAACTTCTTTCAACCGAATGGCATTAGCTGATTTAATGGTGTAATACGCCATCTTATCAAATGGTAATGCATGCAAATTGATATTACGAATCTTATAGTTCTGTGAGTCGTAATAGTCCAATGCAACTTCATGAGTCGTTTCAGTTGGTTCTACACTATCCACATCATCCGTTTTATTCTTGTACACCGTTGGAAACGCACCGGCTTCAGGAAATACCAATGTTTGGCCATCAACAGCGAATGAACTTAAATCCTGGGCTTCATTCAGCCAGGAATCTATTTTATAATACTCTTCCTGCAAACTACGTATAAACACGATTTGCTGCGTAGGAAGCACCACCGGACCAACTGCCAATGTTCCCAAAACATGCGGCATAAACACCGCTCCCAACATGGCAGTTACCACAACAAGCAATAACACCATCACACTTAAAAATCTTTTCATCTTTCTTTCCTTGTTTATTATTAAAACTAATTCCTATTTAAAATACTTCGTGATACACTTCGCAGGCTTCGCAAGCGATTTAAGACTGTACTGTGGTAGAAATACCCATTTTTGAGCTTTCCTTTATGAAATCGCCCTCTAATTTCTTGTACTTGTCAGGTTCATCCTTTGCCATCAGCTGCAATGCTTCCTGGTCTTTTTTGTAATAATCCAAGTAAGTCCACTTTGCACGTTCGTCAGTTTCTTTTTCAGCCCCGTTACCCATACTTTGTACGAAAGTTTGAAGCCCGTCAGTTCCCTTAAGCAATTCAAGCACTTTTTGAGTCCCTGCATAATCGTGAATTGCACCGGCACGATAAACAAGTTTTTGAGGTTCTGTGATAGCTCCACGGTTGAAATGCAATGCTATCAAAGCATCAGCTTTGGTTTCTGCCGTTTCGGTACTGGCCGGTGTTTCTATCTTCACACGGGTATCAAGCATTTTACTCACCGTTTCGTAACTGTGCAATGCCAGTTCCTTGAGGCCTTCTATTTCGCCAACCTGTAATACACCGCGTTCTTTGTGACGTAGCACCAGGTTCTCAGCGTTCAATTTTTTAGAGGCTGCAAGTTCCGCCTGCAGTTGCTCAACAGTTTTTACATCTTTGTCCATTGTAGGAGTTTTTGTAATTAAATTTAATTTATAAGCTTTCCCATCCGGGGTACATAATTTTACAGCATTCTTATTACCTGGCAGCGTCACCAATGATACCTCAAGCAATTCCGATTTGGTAATGGTAGCACTCGTTTGCCCAGGAAGCAATAACTTCACATCTTCGGTATCTTCCTTTGGAATGATCTGTAGGCTTACGGCTGACATAAAACCATCGACATACTTCCAGTAAAGTTTTACGGCATCATCATCGTTCCGGTCAAATTCTACAGTCCCTTTCAACTGATCACCTTCAATTCGTAGATTGAGCCACTTTCCAACCGGTACCATATACGTGGCATGTTGGTAGCAACAAATCGGATTTTTCAGGAATCCTTCCGTATCTATTCCTTCAACCAGCAACCGCCAACCGTAACGATTGACTGTGTTGTCGCAAATAATGAAATCTTGCGTCAATTTTCCTTCAGGTAATTTTCGTTTGCTTTCGGCCATATTGGTTCTAAATTTTGAGCAAAGTAAATCCAAAAAAAAACACTAAAAAAACTGTTGATTCGTAGTTGTTCGGTTTTTCAACAACTACTGTCGGAAATCCGGTCAACTACGAATCAAGCATTTTAATAGCACCAAAAAAAGTAAAACCTTTGTAATCTAAATATACACACAGTATACAAACAAGTTCTAACTAAATCATTAATCAACATGTAAATGGCACAATTTACCAAAGCCGAACGCGAGCTTAAAATAGAGCAGGCACGGCGAATGTATTGCAAGGGTTTCGACTCCCAGACCATTGCCGATATTATGGGCGATGTAACCAAACGGACATTGGACGGATGGGTGCGCGACTATGATTTCGACCGGAGTAAAAAGAGCCAGATCATTGCCCTTTCTGAAATCCGGAACTCCATACTTGAAAGCTATGCCTATTTGCTTGATGGCAAGAAACCAAAGATCACGCCCGATCAGGCTGCAAAGTATGCCAATGCTTTTGAGAAGTTTAGCAGTAAGAAACAAGTGCTGTCCTATATGCACGAAGCTTTTGAGATGCTCAGCGAAGAGTTTATGAATGATATCCAGAAAACCGAAGTCCGGAAAGAGAAAGACAACCTGTTGAACGATTTACGCGGGGTACGTTCAAAAATGGAAAATGTATTAACCCGCCTAACCAATGAAGTGCTAGGAAATGAGTAAACTGGAAATGTTTTTTTTGAAGAAACTGGATAAATTAAAGCAGTATTACATCGGGTTTAAAATTAAACGCTTGAAAAACAAAGCCGATAAATACCGTGATAAGTACGGTTCACAAATGTTTGTTCTCAAATATGAAGGTCGTATCCGTATGATCAGTAGACGATGGTTTAAACATCAACGCCAAATTGGCAAATTTCCTAAATCAATGACATCGGATGATTTAAAGAAAATATCCTACTATTACACACGCGGATAATGACTAAGAAGGAATACAAAGAGTTACTCGATCGTTTCCGTGAAAAGACCGCCTTTATCAATAAGGCCACCATTGACAGCATCATCGAAGAGACAGCTGATCAACAGGAAGCACGGATAAAAATGCTGCTGAAACCGGAGAACTACGGCCAGTTCTTTAATTACTATTTTGGGAAAGGAACAACCATTCCCATGGCTGATAGCGATTGCGCCTGGTATCATACATCCATTTACAAAGACTTGTATAACAACGATTTTATAACGCTGTTTAATCTCATCTTCCGTGGAGGTGCTAAGTCTACTCATGCGAATATGGGTTATGCGTTCGGCCTTAAACAAAGCCACAAGGCAATGTTTCAACTGGTAGTCGGAGCTAATGAGGTGCGAGCTGCTATGTTGCTTCAGGACCTTCAGGTACAATTCGAATCAAACAACCGGATCATAAAAGACTTCGGTATGCAAAAGAGCTATGGCAACTGGGCGGATGGCCAGTTTGAGACAACCGACCGTTGTACTTTCATGGCATTGGGTATTGATCAGCCGTTCCGTGGATTGCGTCAAAATGGGGTTAGGCTCGAATATGTATCGATCGATGATATTGAGGACAAAAAGAAGTCTTTAAACAAGGCATTGGTAAAAGAATATGCCGATAAGGTAACCGGTGATATCCAGGGAGCATTCTCTAAAAATTCGGAACGCGCCATTATCAACAACAACTATTTTGCTGAAAAAGGCTTTATATCAACCTTATTGGAACGTAAAGGCTTCGACATAAAAAAAATTGATACCAAACAAAATCAAATCCGGAAAGAAAAATACTCCAGCCTGTATTTGGTCAATCTCACAACAAAGTATTACGATCTGTTGAACACTTCAGTAGATTGGGAACCTTCATGGCCTGAACGCTATTCAAAGCCCGATTGCCTGCGTAAAGTGGAACAATACGAGCATGATAAAGAAACGCTGTCAGGGGAGTTCTACAACACCCCTATCAATGTGGGTAAGCGTATTAAGAAAGAATGGATTCGTATGGTCAAGCCAAAACCATTCGATCAATACCTTGTCATTGTGGGCAACTGGGATTTTGCGTATTCGGATAAGGCATGTTATAAGGCATTGGCCACGATCGGAGTCCGCGACTTGCACATGACCGTTATTGACCTTTATTGCCGTCAAACAGCAGACATTGAAACCGCCTTGGAGTATCATTACTCACAGGCTAAAAAGATAGTAGCACTGAATGGTTCAACCATCTACTATTTTGATGGTTCAGTTTCACAGGAAGTTATTTATTATCCTATTCTCATACGTGCAGCACTCAAGTACAAGTCCATCAGTATTCCGATATCCCAAAAGAGCCAAACGGACAAGTACACCAAAATAGATACTACCCTTGTAAGTGTATTGTCCACCGGTATACTTGACTTCAGTGAAGACCTGGAACACAATCCGGACTGGGAAGAGGCAAAAGCACAAATGCTGAACTTTGAGAAAAGCGGTAAATATCCGGTCGATTTTCCGGACTCATTGACTGATGCAATCCTGAAAGCACAGGAATATCTGAGCGGTGATTCCGAAGATGATGAGAATAACAATAGCCCGGTAATTGGCAAACGCGAACGCAATGGGTATTAACTATAAACTATTAAACTACCTACTAATATGGCATTTCTGACAAAAGAAGAATTAAACACCGTGGGTGATTTGAACCTGATTGATATCCTGACCGGAGTAAATGACACGATCATAACCGATATTATCGATGAAAGCATTGACAAGATGAAAGGCTACCTGAGCCGGTATTATGATATTGATTCCATATTCAACGCTACCGGTGTCGATCGTAAAAAATCAATCATCAAGCGGTTGAAGGATATCGTGATCTATGAGATTTACGAACGCCACACACGCGATACAAACTCCGTTGCTGCACGTAGGTATGCCGAAACAATGGATTGGCTCGAAAAATCATATACCAGCGAACTGGGAGATAGGACACTCCCGGAGAAACCTACTGCACCTACCGACCTGGAAGGAACCACCGGTGAAAACAGATATGGTGGCAGAACAAAATACGACTCAGCTTATTAATTCATAATTATGAGAAAGCAAAAAGACTTCAACAAATTAGCACTGGCAGCAAAGCCAACTCTAAACGTGAAACCAACCGGTAGAAATGCAACACAACCTCCCATTACCGATACACGCGGTTCTGATAAGTTGGAGGTGGACTATTTCCGTATGTATGAATCATTATACCGGAAAGAAGTAACCGATTGGCAAAGTGCCAGGCAAATAAGACGTGACCCGTTTAATCCGATCACTTATCTTATC